AAAAATTTGACTTTAACACAATAATTGATTTTGATTCTCATATATTAAAATCAATACCTAACTACGACTTACTTGTTGAAACAATAATGTCAATGTCCGAGTATTTTATATCTAAAGATGCTAACATTTACGACTTGGGTTGCTCAACAGGTAAGTTGTTAAAGTCAATACCTTACAACAATAAAAAAATTGGGTATGACTGCGCTAAATTGATGCCAAGCGAAGATGGTGATGGAGTTACGTTCACAAGCATAGACCTTAATGGTTTTTTTGAAATAAAAAACGCCTGCTTGGTGTATTCAATATTTACGATGCAATTTTTAAATAGAGAAAGCAGACAAAACTATTGCGATTTAGTTTATAAAGGATTGAATGAGGGAGGGGCTTTTGTTCTATGTGAGAAAATATATCAACAAGATGGATTGCTGCAGGAGATTCTTTCATTTACTCACTACGATTACAAGTGCAATCACTTTACCGAAGAAGAGATTATAAAGAAGGAGAGGGATTTAAGGTACATAATGAAGCCAAACACCTTACAAGCAAACGTGCAACTATTGAATATCGCTGGGTTCACTAAAATAACTACATTTTGGCAGTCTTATAACTTTGTAGGCTTAATAGCAATAAAATGAACGAAACAATAATATCTGGCCCTTGTTCTATTGAGAGTTTAGAGCAATACGAATCTACGATTTCAGAACTTATAAAAATTGGAATCACAGAAATAAGAGGTGGTGCTTGGAAGCCTAGAACTAATCAAGGTCAATTTGAAGGTCTTGGCGAAGATGCTTTAAAAATAATTAAGAAAGCCAAAGAGAAATATTTTTTTAAGTCTTACGTTGAGGTTGCAAATAGAGAGCAAGTTTTATTATGCGAAAAATACGATATTGATTGCTTTTGGATTGGCGCAAGAACAACAGGAAACCCTTTTTCTATTCAAGAAATAGTTGATAGCATATCAAATAAGAGCAGGATAATACTAATAAAAAATCCAATTAACTACGATATAAAATTATGGGCAGGTGCTATTAATAGATTTCATTCTGCAGGCATAAAAAATGTGTCTATTGTATTTAGGGGATTTAATTCTCATTCTACTTATAGGTTTAACCCAATTTTTGATGCAATAGACGAATTAAAAAATCAAATAGGCAATAACATAGATACTTACATAGATGTTAGCCATATCGCAGGAAAAAGAGATTATTTGTCGGAGGTGATTTCAAAATCAAAATCACTTGGCTATGATAAGTTTATGATTGAATCTCATATTGAGCCAGACAATGCCATTACTGATTCTTTACAACAAATAAAACCATCAGAATTAATTAATTACTTGTCGAATGAATGTTTGCTAAAATATGAAAGAAGCCAAATAGACCATATAGACAATGAAATAATAAATTTGATAAGCCAAAGAATTTCAAATGTGCAATCTATTGGCAGGTACAAAAAAACAAAAGGAGTTGACGTTTATGATGAGCAAAGGTATATTGAAGTTTTAAAAAGGTATGGTAGCCTTTCAAATATTTATGAAGAAATCCATTCAATGTCAGTTAAAATACAAGAAAATATATGAAACCATTTATTTATGATTTAAACTTTGTCAAAGAGCAAAGTAAAAAAGAGTTGTTTAAAGTTGTATCTCTATTTGCAGGAGGTGGTGGAAGTTCAACAGGTTATAGACTAGCTGGTGCAAAGATTTTGGGTATTAATGAATTTATACCTGCAGCGCAAGAAGTGTACTCAAAAAACTATCCAGACACACCTATTTTCAAGCAAGATATTAGGGAACTTACGGGAGAAATTATTTTAGAAAAACTAAATTTGAAGAAATTTGAGTTAGATATTTTAGATGGCTCTCCTCCTTGTAGCAGCTTCTCAATGGCTGGTATTAGAGAAAAGGGATGGGGTAGAGAAAAAAAATATTCTGACTCATCTCAAAGAACAGATGATTTGTTTTTTGAGTATGCAAGAATTTTAAAAGATATTCAACCAAAGGTTTTTGTATGTGAAAACGTGAAAGGTATAACTATGGGAGCCGCAGCAGATATGTTAGGTAGTGAGCAATTTAACCTATTTGGAGAAGAACAAGATACTATTTATCATACATTGGTTAATTGTGGTTATAATGTTAGATATAAAGTTTTGAACGCTAAAGATTATGGAGTTCCTCAATCAAGAGAAAGAACAATATTCATAGGTGTTAGAAACGATATTGATAAGCAAATAACATTCCCAATAAACAAAGATTTATCTTGTTTCGTAACTGCCAAAGATGCAACAGAAGATATAGTAAACACAGATAGCGAAATTAAAGAATCTACGCATAGCGAGGGAAAGGTTAAGGAATACGTTAAAATGCTAAAAGAGGGAGAATGTGGCAACAAGTATGCACCTAGTGGGTATCACGGTTTGGTAAGAATAAAAAGAAACCTACCTAGCCCTACTATATGTGCAAGACAAGGCAACAAGGGTGCTTGTTTAATACATTGGGAAGAAGATAGAGAGTTAACCATAAGTGAGTTAAAAAGGTTGTCTTCATTTCCAGATGATTATTATTTAGGAGAAAAGTACACTCAAAAAACAGAGAGGATAGGAAGAGCAGTTCCTCCATTAATGATGAAAGCTATTGCAGAGCATATTTATAAAACTATATTATCTCAAATAAATGCTTGAAATAATAACACTTTCGACTATTAAGAAAATATTTGACAATGCGAATTGTGAAGTATCATCAATGAGCAAGATGCTTTATGTGAATTGTTTAATGCACCATTTTGGCGATTTGAGTTATACTCAAGAAGATTCTGTAGGTTTTGAATTAACTGACACAGAGGTTAAGTTTAATGCTTTTAAAAAGAATTTTCAAGACCTTAAAAAAGCTGGTGTTTTAGAAATAAATTTTGATGGTAGTATAGTTTTTTTTCCATTGTGGTTAAGACATATTGACAAATTATTGTTAACTAAAAAGCCAAGTGTTGTTGTTGACAATCAAGAAATAGAGGGTGTTTTAAACCAATCACAAGTTTTTCTTGATTTGGTGTGTATGAAGCACTCAATAACCATTTTAAGTGCGAGAAATCTAATAAAAAGATTCTCATACGAGCAATATGCTTTGGGCAAACATCATAGAAACGAAAGCGAAATAAAAAATCATTTTTTGAATTGGGTAAAATTCAACTTGAACAACGATGTAAAAAAAGTAGTTAAATCAAACGCAAAAATATTAGGAGATAAAATATGATGGAAGAAGATAGAGTATTGCCAAGCGATAGACAGTTAGAGAATATTGCTTTGGGCTGCTTGTTAGTTAACAAGGTAACATTGAACAAGCACGTATCAGAGGTAAACGAAGATTTGTTTTTCTATTATGAAAACAAAATTATATGCAAGTCAATACTTGATTTGTATGGTAAAGACAAGCCAGTTGATATTATAACCGTTTCAAACAACTTGAAAGAAACAGGTGGAGTAAATAAAATTGAAAACGCAGTCCATTATGTTGTTTCATTAACATCAAGAGTGGTTTCGACAGAAAACTTTGAAAGCTATTTAATTCAACTAAAAGAGTTGTCAATAAAGCGATACCTTTTAGAATTTTCTTCAAAGTATGTTCAAAGAATATTTGATAGAAACATTGATGCCTTTGATTTAATTTCTTCAATGCAACAAGAACTTGAATATTGTGTTAAAAGCGTTACAAAGCAAAATGCAGAGGTTGTTAGAGATATTCATATTCGCAACATAAAGGAGAGTTTAAACTATCTAAAACTTGGAACAAGTAGTGGAGTTAAAACTAACTTGAAACGTATTGACAATCTTACAAATGGTTGGCAAAAATCAGACTTGATAATTATTGCAGGGCGACCAGCAATGGGAAAAACGGCTTTGGCAATGAATTTAGCTTTGTCACCTGCGGTTAATGAAAATAAAGCAGTATTGGTTTTTTCGCTTGAGATGTCCAAAGAACAATTAGTTGGTAGGCTTGAATCTTTGTTAAGTGGAATAGATGTATCAAGAATTATAAAGAAGCAATTAAAAAAGGAAGAAATAGATGATTTAGATAACAAGTGTGCGCCTTTATACAAATGCCCTATATACATTGATGACACACCGAGTATTTCATTGCTTGAATTGAAATCAAAAGCAAGAAAAATGCACCTTGAAAACAATATAGAGTTAATAGTTATTGACTACTTACAACTTATGCGTTCTGGTTACAAGATTGGCAATAGAGAGCAAGAAATAGCAGAAATAAGTAGAGGGTTGAAATCTTTGGCAAAAGAACTAAACGTGCCTATAATAGCATTAAGTCAATTGTCAAGGGCTGTTGAATCAAGGGCAGATAAAAAACCATTGCTTTCAGACCTTCGTGAGAGCGGTCAAATTGAGCAAGATGCAGATATGGTTGTGTTTTGCTATCGCCCCGAATATTATGAAATAGAAACCTATGATATAGGGAGTGAGCAATTAAA